GAAAGCATCTGAAGTTGCATCCCAAAGGATTCGCACTTTCATACCAATGCACTGCCACCAAATTCTTTCAATGACAACGCCTGTGCATGTTTTCTGACTAGCTGTATTGGAACCCAAAGCCTGCAAAGCACTAACATCAACTTTGGTGACAGCGGATTCACCGCTGCCATCACTAATGTTAGTGAACTTCATCACGGCATAGCGATCACCATCAATGAGAGTCTGAGAGGTTACGGCATCAGCCATTTACGCCTCCTTTATTCTACGCCGTCATTCGACATCGCGTATGTCAGTGCGCCAACGAAAGTACCGCTAGTAGCCGCAGAAGCTCCAACTTTGGCTGTTATAGTGGCTTGCGCGGCAAGACCGCCAGCAACAATCAAAGCGCCATTAGCTCCAGTAATTTCGCCTTTAACATCAACAGGTGCTTCATTCACAATGCCGTCATCATCAGCAGAAGTGCCGATATCAATAGTAGGATTGGTGCCACCAGCAGCGGCTTGAATTGTTTGGACGTTAAGGATGATAGCGCCAGCAGGGATAACCAAAGTTTCACCCGCTGAAGATGATGTGCCAATGCGAACATTCGTTGCGCTAGCCGCAGTTGGGTCACAAGCAAATTGTACTGTAGTAGTGACTGGGGCAGGGGTAGAAACACCTTTTCCGCCGCCACCATTGGTGCGTACCACACCTTGGAAAGTAGTATTAGCCATTTTCATCTCCTGTCGTGGCTAGTGTCAGCCGCACCATGCGGCTGTCAGGGATAAAAATACTATACAACAAAAAAGGGCGGCATGAAAGCCGCCCTTTATTACAATTGTTCGCTTTACGCGCCTTCTGAACCGAAGACAGCGCGTGGATCGCTAAATCCAAAGCTATAACGCTCACGAGCCTTAAAGCGCATGTTACCTGAATCGAAATCAGCTTCCATGTTAGTCGCCAAAGGCGCACGCTCAAAGTGCTTGAAGCCATTTGGAGCGTCTGTCTTGATGAAGAACGCATCTGGGTCTGTCAAGAAGTGGTTAATGGTATAACCATCTGGCAACATACCCATGTTGCGAATTGCGTTCACATCGTTGTCGGCTGTGCCAACGCGGAGTGTGGACTCAAGAAGACGATCAGCAACAAACTGCAACTGTGGCGGAATGATCAGCTTCATGCCACGAAGGGCAATGATCAAGTTCCGCTCATCAACGAATGTTGAGATGTCAATCAAGGCATTCTCAAGCGAAGTTTCGTTGAGGTCAGTAGCGGTTGATGGCTCGTTGCGGAAAGTACCGCCACCAGCAAGTGGGTGGTCAGTAGCGCAAAGCTCTTTACCATCGCCACCAGTGAAGCTGCTGTTAAACGCATTGTTCAGCGTAGCAGCGGCTTTCACCTGCTTGGTGTGTGCCATTGAACGTGCGAGTGCGCGGGTGTACCGTGCGCCCAGACGATCATACAGGTTGTCTTCCATTGCTTCCTCAGTCAACGCAAACGCAAGAGTCACTGTCTCATGCGTATAACGTGCTGTGTAAGCTTCTGAAGCGTTATCAAAGTTTACGGCAGCGCCTTCTGCTTTAGTTTGGGCGTTACCGAAACCGACCAGCATCACTTCTTCTTCAAATGCACGATCTGAAGATTCTGTTTCGTAGATCTCGGCATGCTCCGCATCGTAACGGTCATACTCCATACCAAACAGGGCGTTGAGGCCGGGTTCTAGCTCTTTCGCTAGTTGTGCGCGAGAAATAGCCATTATTCAGCCTCCTTATGCCAAGCCAGCAGTACCACCTGAGTACAGGTGATTGTTGATGATGACAATGACATTAGTGTTGGCAGAAGCTACATCACTGTTTTCTGGATCTTGCGAAATATCCATAGCCTTGAGAGGCAGTGTTGCAGTTGTTGCGCCAGTTGTAACATCAAGCTCCATACGAGATGTACCAGAAGAGGTATCACCAACTGGAGATTGATCAACAATGTCAAAGTTTCCAAACAAGTCAGCGACAGGGAATGTGTCGTCTGCTTGAATCTCAAACTTAGCATGCGGAGAATCAATCACGAATGCTTCAATGTCTGAAGCAGAAATTGAACCCGGATAGTGGTTTGAGAAAGTTTCCTTACCAGAGGTAGGGTCTGTATAACGGCAACCGTTGAACACACCCAGAATCAGACCAGAGCCGCCAGCGGCGACACGTTCAATACCGCCAGCAGTAACCACAGCAACCAAGTCACCTTGGAAAATTGCTGTAGAATAGCCAGAGGCAATCCGGTACTTATTCTGCATGTTAGCAAGGGCGGAGCCGTTGCCTGCGCTGTAAAGGCGTAGGCCAAAAGAGGCATCTTTATTAGCCATCTTATTTACTCCTAATTATCAGCTACCCCTTTGGGTCCACCAAAGGACACAGAGGAGCTACGTTGCGGTTTAAGCTTTGGCATCGCAGCATTGGACTCTCTCATCCAATCACGATCCACAGCTTCCATTTGATTTTGTGTAACATTCTGGTAATGAGCGTTACGTTGCTCCGCAATTTCTTCAGGGATTCTGGCAAGAACCAGACCTCCAACGCCAATTACGCCAGCGTTCTTTCCCTCATCAATGACGGGGGCATCAAAGTCAGGGTAGTCTTCTGCCCTAACAAGTTCCCAACCTTCACGGCGGCGCTTATGCACGTTGTTGCGATCATCATATTCCATGACTGACGCACGAATCCAACGATGCTTGTATCCAACAGGAGCTTCTGGAGCTTCAAGGGCTGAAGGTGGACGCCAATCGGCTACTCTCGCTTGATTTTCACGGGTTTGCGAATCCCGGCTTGCACGATCAGACATTACGCTTCCTTCCTTTCCAGTTTAGCGACCTCTTGAGCATACCGTTCCAGAGGAATTTTCATTTTCTTGGCAAAAGCCACTTGACCCGGCGTTAATTCCACCGTCTTTTTCCGCCCACTTTTGGTAGCTGACCGTCCACTGGACGCAGGAGTCACGGCTTGGGCGTTCTGCCGCTTATCCTGAAACTTGTGCGGAAATTCAACACGCATGCGCTTGTCGATTTCTGCATAATATTCATCTGATGATGGGTCAAAACCTTCTCCAGCAACAAGTTGCTCGTGGATGGCTTGTGCGCCTCTGGTCATAACCAGATCACCATTGTTGCCAAACCAAGGGTTTTTACTCATCCAATTTACAAGCTTTGCATCATATTGAGGCTGTTGCTGTGGTTGCTGTACCTGCTGTTGTTGAGGCTGTTGCTGTTGTACCTCAACAGACTCAGAACGAGCCTTTTGGATACGCAAACGCTCCTCTTCAATAGCAAGCTTTGCAATAACCTTTTGTGCTTCTGCAACCTTACCCATGTCGCCAGCATCGTATGCTTCCTGCAACATGCGTTGAGCCGCATGACCTTGGCTTTCAATACGCGATCCATATTCACTGATGTAGCCCTTATCCAGATCGGAGAGCTTCTTTTTCATCTCTTCGTTCTGTTGCTGCACCTGTTGAGCAAAGGCGTAAGCGGCCTCGGCTTCCTCAATGGCCTGCTTACGCTTCGCTGTTAGCTGATTTATACGCTTTTGAACATTCTCACTGTAGTTCTCTAGCTCCCCTTCATCAGCACCGTCTTCAGAATCACGAACAATTGTTCGGGTTTCTTCTTTTTCAGAAGATGCAGAAATGTCTTCAGACGATGCAACATTGTTATCATCGTCAAAATCAAAGGACACGGTTTCCTGCTGATCTTCTGCCATTGCTTCTTGATTTTCGTTCATTTTCATGTCTCCCACACTATACATACGAAATATCTGCTGGGTCAAGTATTGTTGCTATAATGTTGTCGTCATTGATAAGTCTTACCTCTAAACCATCAACTTTGAACCTATTACCTGCATATCTTCCCATTAATACCCATGATTTCTCATGGCACCAAGGTCCTGAAGGGAACTTATTGGCATCCATATATGCGTCAGGCCCAACCTTAATTACATAAGCGGCAACAGTTGCAAAGCTTTCACGCTCACGAACTGAATCTGGGATAATGATACCGCCAGCAGACTTCTGCTTCATGTAATAGGGGATAACAAGCAAGCGATAGCCAACGGGCTGTGGCAGTCGCTCAATAACAGACAGATCCATCTTTGATGGGTCTTCTGTGTTCTTTTGGTTTGGATCTTCGGGTTGATTAAAACCCTTTTTGATAGCCGCTGGTACTTCGCTGACTTCAGGTTTTTTAGCCATCCTCTCAGGGACGAATAGTTTTTTAGCCATCCTCTAGCTCAATGCCTTTCATCGCGGATTTGATCAAATCTTCAGAGTAGGTCATTCCGCGTATCTGCCCCACTATGAACCGATAGTCGTCCATGCCGCCTATCGAACCATCCGCCAAGCGCTGCGTTAAATCAGCTTTGTGTTGGCGTATGTCCTTTAAAAGATACTCAGCTAATTGTAGTCCATCCATTACTTTGTCAAGCCCTTAACTTTTTCTACAGTCCTAAGACCGCCTAAACCAAGCATCCCTAACAGAACAGTCATTAAGCTGTCCATGTCGAATGCAGGCAACCGTGGCGCTTCCATGCCAGCGTATGCAAAACCAAAAATAATCATGGGGGCCAAAACGAAGTGCCATATCATGGCAAAGGCTGGGCCCCAGCCCAAAAGGGGCCTCCAACCCGCCACAAATATGCTTCTGTGCTGTGCCTCGGCTTTGTTTATTTCGATTTGGCCCATGTTGGCTTCGTGCATCTGCTTTTCAGCCATCGTAGCTATTTCATGCGCCAACTTGTTCTTTTGGTCTTTGTCTTCAATAAATTTATCTAACAACCCAGTAACAGGGCCAATCAAAGCTTGAATCATAATCTTGTTCCATTCAAAGGCACGCACTTAAACGATCTGGGCATGATTGCGCCCCTGTTTATTTCTGCGATATTGTTTCCCATAACATATGCACGTTCAGTGCATCGCTCATATGTTTTGTAAGGCCCTCTTGTATCGTGATATTCCCAACAGTCTGAAGGTATAGCAACACTGCATGCTAAGACAATAACTTTAAACATTATTTTTGCTGTGCTTGTACGCAAACACACTCATTAGGGTCATCATTGTCAAATCCATGCAATGTACTGGCAACATGACACTTGGAAACTGTTTCATGTTGCGACCTTGTTTCAATCAAAATATCAGTTGGTGAGTTTACAAAAAAACACACCATTACCCACACTGTTTTCATTTTTCCTTTGCAGGGGCTGGCTTATGCTCATGTCCCATCCATATGCCAAAAACGCCTGTCATAACGCCCATCACGACAGAAACGAAAGCACTCTGACTAGCTGTCGGCTCTGGCAAAGCCATAAACCATTCAGCACAGCGCCATGACATGGCTGTGCTAACCAGCATCATAAATCTCGGTAATATTTTCCACTCAAGGAACTTATCAACCGTCAAAACTTCAGATCCTTTTCAATGATCTTGTTGAGCCATTCCTCAACGGATTTTAAAAGGTTTATTACGCAAGACAGCGCCCATGCCACGGGCAACAAGGCCACCTTCACGCATTTTAAACCCATATTGACCAGTTTTGTGATCATAGGTGTATCCTTTCTTTCCTGCTTTAATAGCCTCTTTCAAAGCCTCTAGCTGCTCATCTTCAAGGCCAGCCAAAACATCTTTCAGAGGCGGTGTATCTTTTTTGTCACCCATTAAAAAACTCCTTGAAACCTCTGCGTCCTAGCAATAGGCGAAAACGACTTAATTACGCCGCCTTCAGCTTTTTTTTGCGGCTTTCTTCTTTTTGAAGAAGCTCTTTTTTTCGACTGGCTTTTTTTCTTGGACTTCTTGGCTGACGACAGGGCTATCGCTACCGCTTGCCTTTGCGGGTACCCCTCTGATCTCAGCTTCGATATGTTTTGGCTTATCGTTGACTGGCTCGTTCCTTTTTTCAATGGCATTTCTACGCTCCATTTTTTGGGCCTTTTGAACTTCAGCCACTTTTCTGTTTACTGAACTGGCGCTCATTGCATTTTACTCCGTAAGTTTGCCGCAGCGATATCACGCTGGGTCTGAATGCGCTCTTCAGCCACACGAACCTTTTCTTGGTTTGCTTCCTCGCTGAGATCAATGCGCTGTTGATTAATTAGGACATCGTTACGCTCTTTTTCGCGCTCCAATTGCTGTTTTTCTTCAAACTGCCGCGCACGTTCCTGTATTTCTGCGCCGCGTAAGGAAAGCTCCTGCTGCCTGATAGCTACCAACGGATCAGTTGTATCAGCAGGAGCAACTGCTTGTGCATACTGCTCAGTAAGCTCACCAGCCAACTCTGCGGCACGGTTTTCAACTTCCATCTGAACTTGTTGCATCATCTGTGGGTTCTGTTGCATCATCATTTGCGCTTCTGGAGACATTTGCTCCATAACCTCTTGTTGCGCCTGCATCTCAGCCATCATACCAATATGTTCTGAAATGTGGCCTTGTAGTGTCATAACAATATTAGCGTTTGCCTGCGCTACTGGTGTAGACAGCATCGCCAAATGCGCCTCAATATGTGCCTGATGGTTCTGCTGTGGGAATGCTTGCAGTCTTTGACTACGCAAAGCCTCTTGATTTTCCTTCGCAGGGTTCATCGGCTGTGGCTCTGGAGGGACAGGCAAAATAGTGTCAATATTAGTGACGCCAAGCGCCTCGTACATCTTGCGATATGCTGAATACAAGCCTTTTGGACCGCCATGAATCTCTGGATTTGACTGAACAAGCTGTAACTGTGTCTGTGCTAGAGCAATACGCTGCGACATAGAGAAGATATTTGGGTCAGACACAGGAAGAACGTCAATTCTGTCATCAAAATCCATCTGCTTTATCTCAGGCGGTGCGCCCGGAACAGCATATGGATAGGCGGGAGCCATGAATCTGGCAAACACGTTGGCAAGAAGCTTAAATTCCTGCTTCTGTGAGTAGTGCAAGCGCTTATGTATGGCGCTCATCACCTTTGTGCCGCGCTCCATAATTGCCATTGTGGTGCCAACAGGCGTCTCTCCGCCCATCTCACCTACCTTCATGTCCGCCATAGACGCAAAGCGGCGTCCTGCGTCCACGAGCGACCCTAGAAGGCTATACAGAGTCGCTGAAGGCTCTTTGAACGGCAATGTCATAATAGACTGACGGATATCCATGCCAGCGGCGTCAATATCGCGGAACTCGCCGGGCTGTAGTGGCTCATCTTCGTCACGAATACGAGCGCCACGCGCCTTAAATCCAGCAGGCAGGTTAGACAACGTGCCAGCATCAATTAACTGACGCATAATGCTGGTAGATGCCTGTGACAACCCACCTATCATATGCGTCAAGCCAAAGCCGTAGAAGCCAAGACCGGGCAAAAACTTATAATGAACGAAATATGGCTTACGGCGCATCAGAGGATCTTGCTCATCATAGTTGCGGCGCACAGACAAGATATCGCCCGTAGACTCCATAATGGTCACAACATATGGTAGCTTCAGGCCACTTGGTTCACCTTCCGCGTCCATATCTTCAAAGCCGGGAATATCCAAAGAAGTGTGGACTTCGTACAGCGTTACCTCTTCAGAACCAGAGCCGGACAATTGTACGCCTTGTGCCTTGTCAATTGACTCCTGAACCTCACTGTAATCTTCAGCATCAATGCCAGAAGGCAGATCTGTGCTTTTGTAGAAACCAGCAAGCTGAAGCTTTAGCACCTCATTCTTGTCCATGCGGATCACATGGGTGATACGCGGTGATGTCAAAAGATCAGTCGCGCTGTACGGCACAACTAAGTCTTCTGCATGTACAAACTTGCTAACTGCGCGTTGCAGCAAAGGATCAAAGTAAATCTTTTTGAAAGTTGAACCAATGATCGGTAAATAGAACAGCATCTGATCCGTTTCTGGATCATACTCTTCCATTTCGTAGGTAATCATGTAGTTCATGTAATCTTTGACGCGCTGTGCCTGCTGTGCAGTTTCAGGTGTGTCAGCGCCAACTACCTGTGTGCGGACTGGACCGCCAGCAGGAAGCATTTCACGATAAGCTTGCGCTTGGAACTGTGTGACAGACTCAGCAAGCAGTGGATGCACAACACCAGATGCGCCTTCAAACGGCTGGCTACGCTCCTCGTAATTCATACCCAGAAGGTCAATACCACGCTTGTATGTGTCTTCCCAATCCTCGCGTGATGACATGTCATCTTCGATCTCTCCCACAAGATCGGATGAAATTACAGCTAGATCAGACTCATCAATAAATTCTGCAAGGTTAGCGTCAAACGGCACATCCTGCGCCATCATCATTTCTTCCTGCATCAACTCGCCAACGATAGCAGATCCATCATCTAGTTCAGCGATACCGGGCTGTGCAGGAAGCTCAACAACATCAATAGCGGCTTGAATGTCGCCCTCTTCTAGCGGAAGATCTCCCCCAGCCCCTATTCCTTTTTCAATAGCCATTTTACTTCCTTTACAAAACCTTCGGGTGAAGCTGGGCGCGGCGCATCAGTGCCAGTGTGGGAAGCATGCACGGTGCGATACGGTAGAAGGGCAGACCGTAACCAGCGCCCAGCTTCTCTTTTGACATTAGAGGATGTCCCTCTGATTTCCATCATCATCTGGGTTCATTTCTGACTCCATGCCATCAGCGGAAGGAGTACCCAGATCCCATAAGTTACATACGTTTTCCTTATCGCAGACAAAGTTTAACTCAGAGCAATACCCCATGCCCTCGTTGTAACCAATGCCATCAGCCATGCAAGAAATTATCTTTGATCGAATGTCAAAATACTCACAAGTGCCACACCTAACATTAGGCTCTGTCGCCGGACCGTAAGCGTAGTTTTCCATAGCCGATTGACGATTCGCATCGTTCACCTTCGCATCTTCTGTTGCAATAGGACAGGCAAATTCCATTTCAGGCTCAAAGCCGTCATCTGGAATCAGATCATCTACATTGATTTCGATCTTGATTGTTTTCATCAGCGTATCTTGCAACCTCTCGGTTTTCCTTGATATGCACGGCCCATGCCGCGAACCTCGCCGCCGTCTTCATACTTGCCAGCAAGATCAGGATTTATTTTCTGCTGCACTCTCTCTGGAAGCTTGGAAAAGCCTTTGTACTTTTTAGGCACTGCGCCGCCGTTTTCTTTTTTTGTTACAGGAATCATCTCTATGCCATCACGGATAAATTCTATGTCCTGCATTTTTCTTCTTTGTTCAGCACTAGGAAAAATTTTTATAGGTCTTTGTGGCTTTAAACGTGTACCTGAATTTTTCAACTCACGCCCAGCCTTTATTATATCTTGCGTAATCTCCAGAGTGCGTTTAGCCTCACCACCGTCTTTCATATTCGCAGCCTTGCTTTTTTTACTAGGCTTTTTCTCACCGACTCGCTCTAAAATTTTTGGATGAACCTCTTCTTCTAATAGGCCACGCCTACCTTTTAACTTCGCTTCAAGCTGGCGCTTTAAAGGCACTTCTTCATAACCAAGCTTTTTAGCGTAGTTTGGATACATTTGCTCCATTTTTAACTTTGCTTTTTTTTCTTTTACGGCTTGCCGTGGAGTTTTTGGTAATACTGTTGGTGTGTTTTTACTCATTTAACTAACTCCTTTGAATGATCCGCCGCGTCCGGGCATGACCGCGCCGCCGTTTTTCATCTTCTTTACAGCGCCGCCATAGCGAAGCTTCACTTCTTTTTCAGTGAAAATGTTTTCGCCTACATAATCCATAATTTTCATCTTTTGATCTTCAGTCAAATCTTCTCTGGCGCGAATTGTGTTGTTAAATTTGTCGCTTCTTTTAAGCTTGTCGCGTTGCTTTTCCATCTTAGCAATGGCTTTTTTGTCGCCGCGCCTAGCCTTTGTTTCAAGCTCACCAGAGCCTAAATACTTTTTTGAATTATTTTCACCCATTAGTAATACTCTCTTTTGCGCCTGTAATTATAAAAATCCTCATCTTCCTCGTCTGAACGAGTGCGAATAAAGCTGCCTTGTCTAAACCGTAGTATAGCCTGAGTCATGCTATCCGCCAAGTCATCATGTTCCCCATTCGGAAACGCGGCACATTCCTCTATGACCTCTTCGGCCCAGCGCGATTCAGGAGCATATACCATACCAGATTCAAAGACTGGCGCACAGGCATTCATGCGAGAAAATTTATCCGCACCCCTACCCGGCGTAAATCCGCTTACAGGTATTCCCATTTTTCGTAGATCTTGTGTGAGCGGCGTACCAGACGCCTTCTGTTCAATTAGAACTAGGTCAGGCTCATAGTCTTGATACAGTCGCAGTGCCGCGTCTTTAAGCTCTGGAAACTCCCATCGACCTTTTTCAGCGTCCAGCAATATGATCGCCGCCTCATCACTTTCGTTAGGATGAAACACACCCCAAGTTGTAATGGCGCTATAATCCGCCCTTTCGCTTTTTGTGAACGCAGTATCATACGATTGGATGATGTACGAGCAGGCAGGTGGCTCATCAGAATCCCAAACATTCCACCACTCCCTCTTGATAATTGCGCCTTCTTCGGCTGTCGGATTTTGTAAATACTGTGCGTTCCATTTTGCTACTGGTATAGACGCCTTAACGCCTTCTAGTTCTTCCCTGCTCCAAAACTCGGGCCACAACACGTTGTCTGTATCGGGAAATATCGCCGGAAACTCCACAACCTCCCACTTGTCCGCGCCGCCCTCGGCCTGCTTCTGCAACACTTTCGCTGTCAAGTCGCGGATACTCCACCGCGTCATCACAATTATTATTGAGCCTCCCGGCTGCAAACGCTGTCTCGGACCTGATGTGTACCATTCGTAGATATTATCCAACGCGGTTGGTGACAACGCATCTTGCTCAGATACAGGGTCGTCAATGATACACAGGTTCGCACCACGACCAGCCAGCGCACCGCCCACACCAACAGCGTAATACTCACCGCCCTTGTCAGTTGACCAACGACCAGATGCCTTCGCATCACGCGCCAACTGAATCTCAGGAAACACATCTCGGTATATCTCACTGTCCAAAAGGTTCTTGACCTTACGACCAAAACCAACAGCAAGCTCCGCCGTGTGCGTTGCCTGAATAATCTTTGTCTCTGGCTTCTGCCCCATAACCCACGCAGGGAACAGATAGGATGCAAACTCGGACTTGGTGTGTCGAGGCGGCATGTTGACGATCAGCCGCTTTAACTCACCTCGGGCAACTCTTTCCAGTTTTTCCGCAAAAATTCTATGATGAGATCCAGCAATAAAGGAAGGCCATACATGTTTGACAAACTTCAGGAAGTTCTCTTGATACTCTTCCCTGTCGTGAAGCTCCTTGTATTTGTCCAAATGCTTTGCAAGAGCATCTAACTCGGCATCGGTTAGAAACTCCGTTTTAATATCAAAAGCGGTGTCCATGCCCACACTACGCCGCTGTCAGCGCCTCCAAGAATCTGCCAGCAGCTTGATCTAATACCGCGCCGCCATCTTCAAAAAATCCAATTGGAAGCGCTCTTACAGGTGGCATGAAGCCAGTCGCCCTGTAAGCCTCTGGAGAAATGTACCCAGTGCGTGGATCGCCGTAACCAACTGGCAAGCGAAGCTCACCCCCGTAAGGAACCCTTGTTGATGGAACACCAGTTACATCAATGTTTCCGAGTGTTACATCCATACCTCCAAGCATGT